ATTGACTTGTAACCAACTTGAACTCGGTGACACCATCACCGTTGAACGCAACTATCAGACGGGAACACCTTCAACCGTAAGCAAATATCAAAGCGTAGAACGCCTACGCCATGTGATTACCCCTTCCTCGCATCGCCTTGAAATCGCTATGGCCGACGCCTACATCCTGAATCCGTTCATCCTGGACGATGTCCTATTCGGCGTGATGGATGCCGACAACGCGCTCACTTAGTTGCTAGGATACGGATAACTATGGCTGGTGCTGGCGCGAAACTCTTTACCTCGGGTGCGGTTCTTACTGCCGCACAAGTGAACACCTATCTCATGGACCAATCCGTGATGAGGTTCGCTGATGAGGCCGCCCGTACAGCCGCGTTCGGTGGCACGGGGGAACCAGTGCTCGCGGAAGGCATGATGTCGTACCTCATGGATGTGAACCAGGTTCAGGTCTATGACGGCTCAGCCTGGGTCGCTATTGGTGGCGGCGCAGATATTCTCCAAGTTCAAGTATTCAGTTAGGAAGGAATCATGGCCACTTACAGCAAGATAGTTCTCAGCGGTTCAACGGACGGACAAGGCATCTTGGTCACGCAGACCGCCACCGCTGGTACGACCATTCACACCGCTTCTGCTACGGCAACCACTTACGACGAAATCTGGATTTATGCTGTGAACACTTCTGCGTCAAGCGTGAAACTCACCGTTGAATGGGGTACGACCACCGCGCCGAACGGCAACATTGAACTGACCGTTCTGCCCGAGGCTGGCCTCGTGACGATTATTCCAGGTTTGGTCTTGAAAGGTAATGCGACTCCGCTGGTTGTGCGAGCGTTCGCCGCTACAGGAAGCGTGGTCGTTGTTCACGGTTTCGTGAATCGTATTGAGGCGTAAGTATGGCTACGGCTCGCCGCCAACTTGGATATGTTTCATCGCTAACCACGCAAAGCGTGTTCGTTGAAACATACGGAACCGCAACAGGTGGTTCTTCGTCATCTATCACAGTTAGCGGTGTGAACTATACGCTGCTGACTTTCACATCTGATGGCAACCTTGTTGTGTCTAGGGGTGGACTGTTTGATTTGCTGCTTATCGGTGGTGGGGGCGGTGCAGGTGGTGGTGGGAACAGCGCAACGGGTGCTGGTGCTGGTGCTGGTGGCGGTGACATTGTTGGTTTGGATACGGTTATCACTACCTATCTTGCTGCTGGAACTTATACTGTTGATGTTGGCGCAGGCGGCGCAGGCGGAAGTGACCGTGGTGCAAATGGTTTGCGTTCTACATTGGCAGGGTACATTGCTATTGGTGGTGGTCTTGGTGGCGGTTCGTCCGTAAGAACTGATGACACGATTGCCGCCAAGATTGGTATGTCGGGCGGTTCGGGCGGTGGGTGGGCAGGCAAATACGGTACGGCTGTATCAGCAGCACTGGGAATCAAAGGGAATTCTGGCGGTTACGGTTCTGATGATGTGAACATCGCTGGAAATGGTGCAGGTGGTGGCGGTGGTGCAGGAAGTGCTGGCGGAAATGGCACATCGTCTGTTGGTGGTTCTGGCGGGAATGGCGCAGAAATAAACGGTTGGACAGCAGGCTCATCATACTTTGCTAGTGCTGGCGGCGGTGGTAGTGCCAACGGTACTGGTGGCACAGCAGGCACAGGTGGTGTTGCTGGTCTGGGCACATCAGGCGTTGGCAATAATGGCGTGAATTACGGTGCAGGTGGCGGCGGTGGTCGTGGCGGTTTGAACGCTGGTGGAAGTGGTGCGTCTGGCGCAGTATTCGTAAGGTTCAAAGTATGAGCGAGCCAACCACATTTGCAAAAGTTGAAGATGGCATCGTGACGGATGTGCGTGTCGTTGCATACGATTTCATTGTTGCCAATCCTGACCGCTATGGCGATGCATCGCTATGGATTGAATGCTTCCGTGATGGGTCAGGTCGTGGCTATTGCTCAAAAGGCTGGGAGTATGATGCGGAACTTGACAAGTTTGTCCCACCCGTTGTTAGTGAGGTAGCAGAGTGACGCGTTCATATTTGGGTTATGTCTCATCGCAGACAACTAGCAGAGTTATCGCAGACATAACTGACGCCATCGTTGAATACCTTGTTGTTGCTGGTGGTGCATCTGGTGGCGCAGGAACTGGCAACGGTGGTCCTGGTGGTGGTGGTGCTGGCGGTTATCGTTCATCGGTTGTTGGTGAAAGTTCTGGTGGTGGTGCATCCGCTGAGAATCGTTTGTTGTTCAAGAAGGGAACTTCCGCAACGGTGACTGTTGGTGCTGGGGCGCCATTACAAATTGGGAATAACGGCATCAACGGAAGCGATTCGGTGTTTTCCGTTATCACATCAACTGGTGGCGGTGGCGGCGGTAAATCCACGGCTGCAACTGGTGGTTCTGGCGGTGGCGCTAGTGAAGGTCTTACTGGTGCAAATGGCACTACTGGTCAGGGCTACAAGGGTGGCAACGGTGGTTCTGGTGGTGCTGGCGGTGGCGGTGGCGGTGGTGGCGGTGCAAGTGCCGTTGGCGCAAATGCTGTCGTTAGCGATGGTGGAAACGGTGGTGCAGGTGTCGCATCATCTATTACTGGCTCATCTGTCACTCGTGGTGGTGGTGGCGGCGGAAGTGGACAAAGTGCCATAGGTTCAGTTGGTGGTTCTGGTGGCTCTGGTGGTGGTGGTGCTGGTGCAAGTGGTCAAGATACGCAACCTAACGCAACTGCTGGAACAGCGAACACTGGTGGTGGCGGTGGTGGAACTCGTGGAACGCAATCGGGTGCTGGCGGTTCAGGAATCGTCATCATTCGTTATCCAGATTCGTTCGGCACATTGGCCTCTATCGGCGGCGGTCTTACAAGCACAACTGGAACGTACTCATCCGAAGGGATTACATATCGTTTCTATTCATTTACCGCTGGCACGGGCAGCATCACTTTCTAACTATGGCACATTACGCATTTCTTGACACAAACAACATCGTGACCCAAGTAATCGTTGGGCGCAACGAAGATGAAATCGTTGATGGCATTGCCGACTGGGAAACTCATTATGCAGAGTTCGTCGGCCAGCCGTGCAAACGAACTTCATACAACACTTACCGTGACGAGAATGGGGTTTCACATCACCTATTGGGTGGCATTCCATTCAGGGGTCAATACGCAGGCATTGGCGATATCTACGACGCTGAACTTGACGAGTTCGTGACACCACCTGTTGAGGATGCAGATGAAACTGAATAACTACCAGAGTAGGAAGTGAAGCGAAGCGGCCTGGTCGCGCTGTTCACAGCAGTATCGTTCAGTCTGTTCGCACCTGGCGCGAAGGCTCAGACGCTTGAATGTCGGCCTGTTGAAACTGAACCGCCTTGGGAATGGGCTTACTTATGTAAGGCTGATTGGGATGATGGTTCACGGATTACTGATGAGCAACGGAAGACGGTGAACGCGGTAGTAGTCACGACCTTCGTTATTCCGTTATCCTCTCGGCGTAGATGAAATGGCGTGACTATCTTCTTGAGAATGTTTGGGTGTGGGCTGGGACTGGCCTCGTCCTATTGACTTTGACGGGTACGACCCTGATTCAGGCGATAGTTCTCACATCGTTAGCAGTCCTGTTACACTTGTTCTTGGCGAGCGTGGCAGGAGGCGAAAGTGATGACTAACGATATGGGTATCAAGCAGAATACGACGATTGCGAAGTTCTTTGATATCGGCCAAAGGCTGTTCAGCCTGTTCCTGGCCACCGCGTTGCCAGCGATTACTACGGGTGCGGTTATTGGGGTGTCTGTGGCGAAGTCGGCAATCATGGCTGGCGCGATGGCGGTAATCGGCGTGGTTCAGAAACTTGCGGCGGCCTCCGTTGATGGCAATCTGTCTAGCGATGAAATCAAGGATGCCTTCTCCGCGACACCAAGCAAGAAGAAGAAGTGACTCATGTTGCCCGTCAAGCCCGTAGTGCTTCCAGCGGATTTGCGTGGGGTGACACCAGGAGCGTTACCACCTGCGTTGCTGGTTGAGGTAAAGCCTTACGGGTGGCTTCACCATCTGGCCGCTGACGCGTATCATGCGTTGCGTTCCGCGGCGGTGACTGACGGAATCAAGCCGTTCAAGCCGACTTCTGCTGGTGATACTTATCGTTCGTTGGAGATGCAACGCGCTGGGTTCATGTCGCGTTACCAGAAACAGCCCATTCCTGGCGCTTCTACGCGTACCTGGAACGGTGAAACCTGGTACCTGAAGAAGGGTATGGCTCCGATGGCGGTGCCTGGTTCTAGTAACCATAACCTCGGTATCGCGGTGGATATTTGGACTGCGTCAGGTGCGCGCCTTGAGTGGATGTTGAAGAACTGCGAGAAGTTTGGTTGGTCATGGGAAGTTCAGTCTGAGCCGTGGCATATCCGTTATGTGGCTGGTGACAAGGTTCCTGCGGCGGTCAAAGCGTGGAAGGAAGCCAATGGATAACGGGGTAGCGATGGTTGTGGTGGCCACGATTACCGCTGTCGGTGGTGTTGTGGTGGCGATGGTTCATTCAGCGCGTAAGGAGAACCGTGAAGACCATGCTGTCGTCGCAGACAACCTGGTTCGTTTGACGCAGATTGCCCTGCGAACTGAAGGGAAGGTTGATACTGTGAAAGAGGAACTTCACGAACACCTTGATTGGCATAAGGGAGAAGATAGTGGGAGAACTCGGTGACCAACTGAGAAATGAAGGGATTCCACCACGCAACCTGTTTCGGGTTGATGAGATTCTGGTGGCGTTGAGCGAGGAAGATAGGAAGGATTTGCTGGCCGCTATTCAGGATGCGAGTATCAGTACCGCGGCGATAGTTCGTGTCTTGCGGCGTAATGGTCATTCTTTGAGTGAGAACGCCATCCGTAATTACCGAAGGGTGAATTATGGGTTTCGCTGAAGAGTTGGCGGCTGAGAACCAGGTGGAAGATAAGCGGTTGCGCCGTGAGCGTGACGCCGCGGTGCATCGCGCTGAGGAACTACAGAAGCAACTTACGGAAGCGAACCGTGCGCTGACGGTCATTGACCGTAGTGAACACTTGGAGTTGTCACCGCCACGCTGGTTGTCACCTGAAGTGCCGAAGAAGAAGGCGGCAACCGTAGTCGCGATGTTGTCAGACACACACTTTGATGAAGTGGTGTTGCCGGAAGAAGTGGATTTCTTGAATTGCTACAACCGTGAGATAGCGGTGAAGCGCCTGGAAGCGTGGTCGCGTGGCCTGGTGAAGATGTCGCGTCACTATCTCGCTGGAATGAAGTATGACGGTTGCGTCTTGATTCTTGGTGGTGACATTTTTTCTGGTGACATTCACGAGGAACTTGCTGAAACGAACGAAGACACGATGATTGGTTCGTTGTTGTTCTGGAGTGAGCAGATAGCGGCGGCGGTTGAGATGTTGGCTACGGAGTTCGGGAAGGTTCATGTTGCTTCGGTGGTCGGTAATCACGGGCGCACGAGTAGGAAGCCAAGAATGAAACTGCGCGCCAAGACGAACTTTGATTGGCTGTTGGCGAAGATGGTTCAACGCCACTTCGCGTCGGATAAGCGTGTCACATTCGTGATACCTGAAGGCGCGGACGCGTTCTTCCATGTGTATGGGCATGGGCAACTCATCACGCACGGTGACCAGGCCACAGGCGGTGCTGGGATTGGTGGTATCTATCCGCCGATTATGCGGTTGCGCGCACGGAAGGCGCAACGGTATCTCGCGACAGGCCAGAACTTCAGCACACTTTGGATGGGGCATTGGCATCAGTACCTTCCTTCACCGTCGCTGATTGTGAACGGAAGCATGAAGGGATTAGATGAGTACGCGTTCATAAATAACTTTGGCCACGAAGTGCCGCAACAGGCGATGGCCATCATCACTCCTGAACATGGCATCACGGTTCAGGCACCTATCTTCTGCCAGAACAGGAAGAAGGAAGGCTGGTAATCGTGTGTGCTTGTAAGGTGTGGCGAATCGTTACTTGCGAAAGTGAAGAAGATGATGATGACTGAGCGTTCACGGGTGCTGGTCGTGTGGCATGACGCGCATAGCCATACGGAATGGTGTGATATCACCGATATTGGTGATGAGCCGTATGTGGTGAATACGGTTGGTTGGTTGTTGCCTGACGCGAAGCCGAATCATGTGGTGGTGGCTCAGTCGGTCTCTGATGATGACAGCCTTGACAGTGTGCTTTCTATTCCCGTGGGGATGGTTCAATCTCTTACCATTCTGTGAAGGATTGTCTTCACCTGGTTTGCGGCTACACCTCTTAGTTGTTGCGCAAAATTCCTTCTCTCGCTAGATTGTCGTTGCGCGGTGTCTCCTTCTCCGCCGTGTCGGGTAGAGCCAGCCACCGTTCACCTCCTTCTCGGTGGCTGGTTCCCTGACTATTTGATGTGCGAACTATTTCTCCGATTGACGCAACCGCGTAGCACCCCTGGGGCATGATGAATGTGGCAATAACGCCACCATGAGGAGGAACCATGAAACTGATAGAGAAACCACCACACGGAAGTATGGATTGGTTATTGAAACGCCACCGTGACGAGCACGGTAATGCCGTGTTCGGCGCGTCGGAAGCGCCCGTGCTGATGGGTCAATCACCGTATATGTCGCGGCCTGAACTGTTCGCGGCGAAACTGAATGACCCACAGCCAAGCAAAGAGACAGCGGCGTTCCGTCGCGGCAACCTGATTGAACCTGTGCTGGTCGCGGAGGCTGGCGTGGTTCTTGGCGTAACCGTAAAGACACCACCGTTCATGTATCAGCAGAACTGTTTCGTTGTCACGCTGGATGGCGTGGATGATTCCTTCACGCCGAATGTGGTGATTGAAGCGAAGACCACGACGCGTTATCGGGTGCGTGACGCGGAAGACCTGCCGAACGAATGGCTTTGGCAAGGCTGGGCGCAACGCTTCGTCACGGGTGCGGAAGTGTATTTCTCCGTGCTTGATAGCGAACAGAACATCAGCGTCATCGCCTTACCTGAGAATCCTGAAGCGGTTCAATCGCTAGTAGATGAGGCGAATCGGTTCGCTGAAGCGATTGACCAGAACAGGCCACCAGCAGACTTCGCGGATTGCGTCATTGACGCAGATACCGTCGCGAAGATTTGGCGCGCTACACCAACCGAGATTGAGATACCTGAATCTGAGATGCGTTGGCTTCAAGAGATAGTTCACGCCAAGGAACAGATTGCTGAGGGTGAAGCGTTGAAGAAACTCGCGGAAGACCATTTGGCGATGCTGTTGAAAGGCAACGAGGTAGGCACTTTCAATGGGGTGAAGGTTCTCTCGTGGAAGGAACAGGCTGGCCGTAGTTCACTTGATACGAAGGCGTTGAAGGAAGCACACCCTGATATCGCCGCCAAGTTTGAGCGCCAGGGCAAACCATTCCGCGTCATGCGTACCCACAAAGTAACAGGAGCGTTCTGATGTTGATGTTCTTTTCAATAGATGGGGCAATCGGTTCTGCTGAATCGCGTGATTTACTTATCGTGGATTGCGCAGAGTTCACCGATGCTGATTGGCAAGAAATAGAAGAGGCCACCGACAATAAGCGGATGGCCACCGCGTTCTCAATCGCGTCAAGGTACCGCTTGGCGTGGTCGGGTAATAACAACAACAACAAAGAGGAGGAATAAGTAATGTCATTTGACCTATCCGACTATGTGGATGTGGCTGAACGCATCCGCATCTTCAAAGAGAAATACCCGAACGGTTCACTACAACCGC